AGCCACTGCTGACGCGCTGCGAGAAGTACAGCGCGTTCACCCTGCCCACCATCATCACACCTCCCGGTTACACCGAGGAGAATGAAGAACTCCAGACCGATTACCAGTCGGTCGGCGCGCAGGGCGTCAATAACCTTGCGAACAAGCTGATGCTGGCTCTGTTCGCTCCATCCCGTCCGTTCTTCCGGTATCAGATCGATCCGAAGACGGCGATGCAGTTGCAGAACACGCTGAAGATCAACCCGTCGGACTTGCAGGAGATGCTGGCTGAGGCCGAGCGTTCCTGTATCAAGCTGCTCGACTCGATGGGTGCCCGTCCCAAGCTGTACGAGGCGATGAAGCACCTGATCGTCACCGGGAACTGCCTGCTGATCCTTGGCGACAAGGGCGACGTGCCGATGCGCGTGCTCGGGCTGAAGCGCTTCTGTGTGAAGCGATCGATGTCCGGCAAGGTCATCCGTATCGTGATCCACGAGAAGGTGCGCTTCGACGAGCTGGACCTGAAGGTGCGCGAGTTCCTGAATTCGCAGACAGCCAAGTACCAGAACGCTGACGTGAACGACCAGCATAAGTCACCGGAAGTGAAGTACTACACGCTGGTGGAGTGGGATGGCGTCAAGAACTACATGGTCACGCACCATGTGGACGAGTTCAAGCTGCCCGACATCTTCGACGGCAAGTACACCGAGGACAACTGCCCGTACCGCGCACTGACGTGGGAACTGCACGACGACAACGACTATGGCACGGGCCTCTGCGAGCAGATCGCTGGCGACCTCGCCTCGCTGTCGGTGCTGTCGGAAGCTGAGGTGAAGGGAGCGATCCTGGCCTCAGAGTTCCGCTGGCTCGTGAACCCGGCAGGCTCGACCCGTCCCGAGGACGTAGAGCAGAGCGAGAACGGCGCGGCGCTCCCCGGCACGAAGGACGACATCGTCCCGCTCAACAGCGGCACTGGCTCCTCGATGCAGTACATCGACACCGTGGCGACGCGTTACATCAACCGGATCGGCAAGGCGTTCCTGCTCGGCTCCGCAGTGGTCCGCGACGCAGAGCGCGTGACTGCCGAGGAAATCCGGATGCAGGCGAACGAACTGGAAACAACGCTGGGCGGGGTGTACTCGCGCATGGCGGTGGACTTCCAAGGTCCGATGGCCTTCTGGCTGACCAAGCTGACCGGCGTAACGCTGAACGGCAAGGGCATCACGCCAATGGTCATCACCGGCCTCGACGCCCTCTCCCGGAACGGCGACCTCGACAACCTGAAGATGGCGCTGCAAGACCTCGCATCGGTGGCAGGGATGCCTCCGCAGGCGCTGGCTGTCCTCCAGTGGGATGCCATCGCCAAGGCGATCTTCATGGGCCGAGGCGTCGCGTACAAGGACTACGTCAAGTCAGCCGATCAGATCGCGGCAGATCAGCAACAAGAGCAGCAAGCGGCACTGGCGCAGCAAGCGGCCGGCCCGGTTGCAGGAGCCGTCGCAGGCGGCATGACCTCACAAGGATAAGGACACATGGAAATCGAAGGCACTCAGTTGGCAGGTGGCGCAGTCTCCCTCGCGCCGGTACAGGCACCGCAACCCACGCAACCCGCAGCACCCGTAGAGGCTCAAGCGCCCGCCGATCAAAGCACCGACTTCGGTATCTCGCTTGACCTCGCCTCGACGGCAGAGACGCACGAGGAAGCGCAGAACCGCGAGGCAGTCGCCGCGCTGGAGAGCGAGGCACAGGGCTGGATCGACCCGACCAAGGGCAGCGTCAAGTACGAGAGCACCGGCGACGCGGCTCTGGACGTGGCGCTGGGCTTCCTCGCCAAGCATGGCTACTCCCACCACCACCCGGCTGTCCAAGCCGCTGCACAGGGCAACTTCGGCCTGCTGGAGGCGGAACTGGCTGGCAAGGGCATCGCTGGCTGGGAGCAGCACGTCGCGCTGGGCAAGGAGGCGTTCGGTCGCGGCGCGGAGCAGGCGAAGCTGAAGAACCACGAGATCAAGCAAATCTGCCTACACGCCACGAACGGTGACGAGGCTCTGTGGGGCGACACGCTCTCCCACTGGAGCCAGAACGCTGAACCAGCGGAGAAGAAGGCGGTGAACGCGGCGCTGGCAGGCGGCGGCATCCTCGCTGAGGCGATGTCGGCCTACATGGTGCAGTTGTTCAAGCAGTCGTCGGGTGTCTCGTACAACCCGGCTGTCAGCGTCGTGAACCAGTCGGCCACCGCCTCGGCGGCAGGCGCTGGCTCCGGCCCGCTCAGCCCGGCAGCGTACACGCAGGCTGTGATGTCGCTGCGTCAGAAGGTCGGCAGCAACATCGACGGCCACCCCGAGTACGCCAAGCTGCAAAGCCGCCGCGCCCAGTACCGCGGTTAAGCAGTAAATCCCGCAGAGGCCCGCCAGCAAACGCTGAGCGGGCTTTTGTCGTTTCTGGCAGTCAATTTCGCTGGACTTGATAGACACAGAAACGTGTCGCTTCGAAGCCACACAACCACACAACGAATTAGGAGTCCTCTATGGGTATGTCCGTAGTCAATATCACTCGCCCGTTGGCGAACCTGCAAGTCGGTAACAACGTTCAAGTCGGTAAGGGCGGCGCAGCCGATCCGCTGGCTCTGGCAATCGAGGAGTTCGGTGGCGTCGTCGAGCACACCATCGCTCGCAAGTCGATCATCCGTAGCTTCGTGCCGATCCGCTCGGTCAAGGGCACCTCGACGGTGTCGAACTTCCGCGTCGGTGAATCGACCCTCTCGAAGGTCACGCCGGGTACGGCACCCGATGCCACCGTCAATCAGACGGGCAAGGTATCGCTGACCATCGACACGCTGGTGAACGCACGCGCAACCGTGCCGCTGCTGGACGACTTCCAATCGAGCTACGACGCTCGTGCGGCAATCGGTCTGGAGCACGGCCAGAAGATCGCCAAGTTCTTCGACCAGTCGTTCCTGATCCAAGCCGTGAAGGCCGCTGGCATCACGGACATGACGGGCTATCCCGCAGGCTGGCAATCGGGCACGTCGAAGACGATGGCCGCTGCTGGCGACGAACTCGACCCGGTGAAGCTGGAAGGCAAGCTGCTCGACATGTTCGCGGACATGAGCGACAAGGACGTGGACCCGGTGGACGACGGCCTCGTCATCGTGACGCGCCCGAAGTATTTCTACACGCTGCTCCAGAACAACCGCCTCGTGGACAAGACCCTCGTTACGAGCGACGGTACGGAAATCCGCACAAAGGCGATCTCGGCTGCTGGCGTGCCGATCTACTTCTCGAACAACCTGCCGAACACCAACGTCACGGGCCACTTCCTGTCGAACGCAGGTAACAGCAACGCGTACGACGGTGACTTCAGCAAGACCATCGCCGCGTGCTTCTCGCCGCGTGCGCTGCTCGCAGGCGAAACGATCCCGCTGACCTCGACGGTGTTCTACGACCCGATCACGAAGATGTGGTTCATCGACGCTCACTTGAGCTTCGGCGTCACCACCAACAACCCGGCATTCGCTGGCGTTCTCAAGTCGGCATAACCGACGCACCCAGCCCCGGCACCCACAAGGTGTCGGGGTTTTTTCGTTAGGAGTTACCAATGGCATTTCTAAGCCAACTCGACGTGGTCAACGCGTGCCTCAGCACGATGGGCGAGAGTCCATTGGTCACTGTTGACGTGGACCACCCATACGTTCAAGCCGCGCTCTCAGCGCTGGAGAACTCAAACAACGTCGAGCAATCGACAGGCTGGTGGTTCAACACCGATTATCAGCCGCTCTCCGTGGACCCGACAACGGGCTTCGTGTACGCACCAGCCGACGCGCTCAGCGTGGACGCAGGCGTGGCGTACATCACGCAGCGCGGGCAGCGGCTTTACAACCGCGCCACCTCGGAATTCGATCTGCGCCCCGTCTTCAACAACGGCCCGGTGCAGGTGACGGTGATCCGCGAACTGCCCTTCGAGCAGCTTCCGCCCATCGCCCAGCAGGTGATCTCGTACCGCGCCCAGTTGGACTTCCAGCAGGCGTTCGACGGCGACACCACGAAGTACAGCAAGATCGGCGGCGCTTACACGAACGCCTCCCGCATCCTCGCTGCCGAGCACATTCGGCAGTCCAAAGTGAACATGTTTCAGTCCTCGTCGATGCAACAGAAGCTGCGCCTGCTCCGTCCCATGAGCCGGTCAACGCTCGGGCGCATCGGCGGTGGCTGGTAAGGAGATTCTATGACCAAGGTAGTCGGCTCATTCGCCAGCGTCACGCGTGGCGTCAGCGAGCAGGTGCCGCAGGACCGCCGCCCCGGCCAGATGTGGGAGCAGGTGAACATGATCTCGGACCCGGTAGTGGGCCTCGCCCGCCGCCCCGGCTCGACGTGGCTCGACAGTATCGACGCCTCGGCCACCAGTTGGCTCGACGCGAACATCGTCGCTGACGCGCACCTGTATCGCAACTACACCTTCTTCCTACGCGGGAAGGAGTATCTGGTGATCTACCGCAGCGGGACGCCTGTCGTGGGGCTGACAACCCCGCCTATCGTCTGCTTCTGCAAGACGACGGGCAAGTTCCTGAACACGATCTACGCTGACGGCGGCACGGCGCAGACAGCAGTGGCCGCAGCGGGCTTCGCCCCGTGGCGTGACACAGGCGTCTCGGCGCTGACCTCGGTAGGCGACTACCTGCTGATGGCTGCGAACAACCTCGGGCCGACCTACTCGGTGAACGACCGCTACGCCGCGACCAACACCGCGTTCGTGGCATGGGTCCGAAACGGCGCGTTCAGCCGCACGTACACCCTGAAGGTCACGCGCAAGTCGGACAACGCGCAGTTCACCGCCACGTACACGACGATGGCCTCCAGCTATCCGAACTTGCTGAGCACGTCGGACATCCCGGCTGGTGGGTCGGACTACCAGAAGCTGGTGAACGACCGGGTGAACGCGTACAACTCGGCGGTGAACAAGTGGATCGGTGACGCGATGGCGAGCATCCAG